TGCGCCGTCAGACGGGCTATCGGTGGCTGCGGCGGGCGTTCCGGCTGGTTCTGCCGTCTCGGCAGAGTGCTTAGCGTCCGCGAAAGCCTGGTCGATCGTCGTCATGAGATCGGCTGTTCCTGTTTCCGGCATTGTTTCCTCCAAACAAAAAGGGCGTCCGAAGACGCCCTTTTCACTGGCTTGATTGAATGTGACTGTCTATATTTCGCAGCCGGGCGAACCTACCCGCCTGCCGTGAAAATCGAGTCCCTTTTCCTTCATGATCGCCCGGCGCTGGGCATGGCTTTCGATCAGCACCGGATGATCGGTAATGTACTCGTCGACGTAAGGCACGAAAGGCCGGGGCGGGGCCGAGGATTTATACGACTGTTCCATCTTGCCGCCGCAGCCGGGGCAGTGTTGGGGATAGTCGACCTCGGCTATTTTCATCCAGAGGTCTTTGACCTCGTGCCCGCACTCACGACAAACGAAATCATATAAGGGCATCAGGCTCCTCCTTCGTAACCGATCTGCTGATTCAACTGATTCGCCGTTTCGTCATTGGTGGGCGTAGGGCCGGGACCCGGAGGAGAAACAGACCCCGACCCGTCGCCTGCGGCTCCCATTTGTGCCTGGGCCGCCATCATGACCGCCATCTGGGCGAGGCGTTGAAACTCTTTGATCTCCGCTTCCGAGCGGATGCCGTAAAGGCCGAGCGTCTTGCGGCAGACCATTTCCGAGGAAGCCATGATCATCAGAAACTGCGGGTCTTTCATTAGCCCCATTACCTGCATCCAGCTGGCCCGCTCGGCTTCTTCGGAGACGGGCGACAGGAAAGCGAGATCCACTTCCACATCCAGTGCCCGGTCGCCTAACTCCCCCGCCGTGATCTGCTCCCACATCTGGGCAACCTGCATGGCTTCAAGCGGCGCTGCCGGGCTATTTGGATCCACATGACGCCTGATCCAGAAGGGCAGGGCCATGTATTCAATCGCCATCTCGAGCATGATCCGCCCGATCTGCCCCAGCCACTTGCCGACTTCCGAGCGCCCGTAATTCTCGCGGATGCGGCTCCTCACCGAAATGATGTTGGCCTGAGTCGCCGTCTCGGATTCGGCCACACCGCGCTGTTCGCCCGCTACACCGCTGATTTCCTGAAAGTCTTCCTTGGTCTGCGGGATGTTGCGGACCACAGCGGGGTCAAGGGGGGCGTCGGGAACGGGCACAAGGGCATCTGTTCTGGTCGCCTTGGCGTAGACCCCGTCGCCGCCAGTCTCCAGCTTTTCCAGCTCCGCTACGTCGATCTGCCCGTCAAGATAGAGATAGCGCCGGTTAAACCGCTTGCGGTGAATCCGCTGCTGCTCGCGCGTCTCGTTCAGCTCATCCTGCGGAGAGAGCCAGTTGTAAACGGGCGGCAGCGGGTAAAATCGGTCGGTGATCGTCCCCATGCGCAGGACGGCGAAGGGGAAAATCTTGAAGGGCTCCTCGAGAAAGAACCGCTTCGAGTTGGAATCGTCAAAGACAAGCTTCGTCCGCGTGCGCAGATCCCATATTTTCCAGAGCTTCGTCATGCCCCGGCGCTGATTGTCCTCTTCAGGGTTCTCGCCTGCGGGTTCGAACTCCTCATTGATCTTCCCGGAAGTCTTCAGGCTCGAGGTGTTCTTGTAGCGCGGATTGCGCCTGACGTCCTCGCTATAGACCCATTCGTAATAGCCGACCCAATCGACCTTCTTGACGAGGTTATGTTCTTTGAGCGATACGCGGAACTGCTTGGCCGGGACGCGCTTCAGGAAGAGGGCTTCCGAGTCGATAACGACTTCTGGCTCCAGTCCCTGAGCTCCCTCCGTGACCGTCTCGCCGCTCGCGTCCTTGAGCTCGTTCCCTTCTTCGTCCAGGGCGGGCTTCGTGAAATTCGGGTTATCCATGAAGTCGGCCGAATAGCCGATCTCCATGACCGCAAAACGGAAATGCGCCTCATGGACGCCGAGCTGCGTCAACTCTTCAAAGTCGAGTCGCGGGTCGCGCACGAAGCTGTTAAGCGTGTCTTCCTGAAAGCGGGCGCGGTCCTGAAGGACACTCATGTCATCGTCGATGCGGGTCGGCGTGCCGATGACCTTAAAGGGCGGCTTATAGAAAAGAAGGGACGGCTTACGCGATTCGATGGAAGGATAGATCAGGTTGATGGTGTAGTGGTCGGAGTCGTCTTCGGGCCACTGGTGACCGAGATAGTAGCGTTCCAGCTTGTCGCACTGGAACTCTTCGGCCCATTTCTTATAGACCTTGTCGGCGGCGGAAACACGCGAGCGCCACAGCCTCAAACGGTCTTCTTCGCTCTGTTTAGCCATTTGCTCTCATCCGTTCGGCGGCCAGTCGCCGGGCTTCCCGTGCCAGGATCTTCGGCCCGCCCCGGCGTTCAAACTCCTGCTGCTTCTGGAAAATGTCGTTCCAGGTGCCGCGTTTCTTGCGCGTACTGATCTCGACCGCCACGGGCGGACGGGAAGCGATGGCATAGCGCAGGCAGTCATAGGCATGGTCGGGAATCGCCATATCCCGATCGTCGCCGAAGATCGGGCGGCCGGACTCGCTTCCGATCTTCTCCCGGCGCTGGCTCTTCAACTGGCGCAGCGTCTGCTCACAGCCCTGCGGGTACTGAGGCGATCCGAGCAGCAGGAAAAGATGGGGGGACCCCTTTTCTTTCGTGATCGGGTGGATGCGGTTGGGGTCGACCCGCAGATACTCGCTGATGCGGTTGCGCGTGCCAAGCTCGTTATTGTCGGCCGGCTGCCAGAAAAGGGCGTTCTCCCGGGGCAGGTTCTTGCAGTCCGCATACTCGTCATTGACCGACCATCGGCCGCCGTACTTTTGCATGGTGAGGTAGAAAATCGAGGGGTCAGCTAGGTTAAACTGGTATTTCTCGCCCTCGGAAAGCTTCGTGATGTTCTCGCGGTGATCGGAAATCAGGGTATTCGGCTTGTAATACTCGCGATAGAAGATGACATTGCCTTCCCGGTCGACGGCCCACCACAGGCAGCAGGTCGGCTGCGCGTCCCCGTGATCAAGCGTCCGATGAAGCGTGCAGGAGCGGCGCAGATACTCGAGGATCTCCCGGCCGTCGACGTAAATCCCGCGATCGGGATGCCCCTGGTCCTCGGGATTGGTCGTCAGGATCGAAAGCGGGCTTACCGCATGGATCTGCCCTTCCGGGATGCCCCATTCGCCGCGCACGAACCGACGGACGAAGGATTCGTCCTTGGAGAGCATCACGTCAAGGTTGTACTTGGGAAGGAACTTGTTCTCGTCCGAGCGCATCTGCACCATCTTGTAGCCCATGCCCCGCCACTTGTCCTGCCACTCGCGCGACTCCGGGTGAAAGCGCCGGTAAATCCAGTGAGTCTCGACATCCGGGTTACAGGCGATCATGGGGTAGTTAGGCGGCATGGGGCGGCCCGTCACCGGGTCCCGGAAGTCCCAGCGCCCGCCATGCTGAGCCAGAAGCCATTCGGGCACTTCCGCCTTGTCCCAGCGCCCGAGGCGGGCCATCAGCGTATCGAAAATCTCCTCGGCGACTTCTTCGGCCTGATCGATGATGAACCAGTTGATTTCAAGCCCGCGGATGACGTTTTCAGTCTCCGGATTGTCCATGTGAAGCCACAGGACCTCGGAGCCGTTTCGAAGGCGCAGATACTTTTCCGAGTCCGACCGCTTGCCAAGCGGAGCCGCGTAAAGTGCGGGCGGGCAAATCTTAAAGAACGTCGACATGGTCGTGAGCTCGAGTTCTTTACAGACGCGACGGGCGATGACGCCCCGGTTATTCGGGAAGGTATCGGAGAGATAGAGGGCTTTCAGGCAGAGCGCCCAGGTCTTGGCAGCGCCGAATCCTCCCGAGGCGCAAAGCGGCAGCGGGCCGTAGCTGAAACACTCCTGCTGCTTGGGGCTGGCCCACTGGATAGGGATCGGCCCCCCGGAACCGCTCACCAGATTGCGGATTCCGCGCGTCCGGGGGTCTTGCATGGGTTGACGCTATCTTTTCTTGGCCGGGGGAGCCGCCAGCGCCGGAACTTCGACGGGCTTCTCTTCTTTCACGCCCTCAAACTCATCCGCCAGAAAGAACGGCCCGATGAAGATAAAACGGGCACTGTTCTCGTTACACCACTTCTCGGCCAGTTCGCGGGCCTTCTCAGGCGAGGAGGCGCGGACATGGCCCTCGGTCACCAGCATCCTCTGCTTGTATCGAACTCGATAGATGTTGCCTTGCATCAGGTCTCCTTGAATTTTACGCTGCCGGTTCCCAAGCCGCCTGATTGTCCTTGACGTATTGCAGGGCGGCTAGTCTCGACTCGTCCCAGGTCGGCGTGACGCCTCCGAACTGCACGAGGCGGGCTTTGTTCTGGCTGTTGTACCTAAACGTCACCAGCGGCCCGTAGACCGTGCTGGCGGTCGTATGCGTGACATTGGCTACCGGGACAGAGAAAATATCCGCCAGCCGCTGCTTGACGGCTGCAATCGAGATCCGCTCAATCTCAAACAGAGCCTCGAAGATCATCGCTTCGTTGTCGAGCCGGATGCGCCAGTGATTGCGGTGACAGGGCTGGCCAGAGTCGTTGCGGCCCAGAGCCTTGATCCCGTCCAGCAATGTCAGCTTCTGGGGCGCGGTCAGGTTCAGATTTTCAACTCCCAGGTAACAATGCACTTCGTCTTCCCTGTCTTCGATTGACATCGGGCACCCCGTCTTTTATCCTTGGCCGGTCGGTGCCCTAACACCGGCTCACGGCGAGCGATCGGTTAATGTGGAAGGTTCGCTCTCTTACCCGTTCTTTCTCCTCATGGCGTGCAGATGTACTTGATCTGCGCCGGTGTCAGCGCCACAGTGTAGAGCGCGGGCGGGCCGATGAGGCCGGACCAGACGTTAGTGCCCCCCGTGCTTCCCGCCCCAATACAAACTGTTGTTGCCACAAGCGAACCGGCCCAGA